TTAGGCGTTCTTTTTGTCTACCCCCTTGCCGCTCGGCAGTTCAGGTTGCGGGATCGACTTACCATCAGTCGCACCTTGCGCCAGCCGCTTGTGTTGCGGAATGGCTGCGCTTTGCTGCTCTTTGTCACCGGTTGCCATATGGCCTCCTTATTGAGTCAAACCACGTTGCACTGCGTTTTGCAGGGCCACAACAGACTCTCCCTGCTCCTTTTTCAGTCTTGCCGCCTCAAGCGTCAATCCCAAAGTTTCCATGCGTTCTTTCGTGAGATTGTTTTCAGTGTTCATTGCCACATCAATCTCTTGGCCTCTCGACTTCAGCGCATTATCGCTCTGATCTTTCTGAGCGCGAAGGCCCAATTCAGCTTGATCACGCTTAGCCCTGCGCTCAGTCTCGGCCATCGAAGCCTTCAGGACGGCATGCGCATCCGGCGTCAGTTGCGGCTCCGGCTTCAGTTGCTGAACGATCTGCATCAGTTGCTGCAAGATCGGCATGAACGCCTGCATGTCTTCATTGGCGTCGATGTTCACATGATCCGCAGCAATCGCCATCGCCTTATCAATCTCCGGCACAAGCTTGCTGTCGGCGTATTTCTTATCACTGATCCCAGCAGGGACCGTGACGTAACTGCTCATCTTCTGCGTATACCAGAGCATCATGTGCTGCTTCACATGCTCGATGACCTTCGGCACAAAGGCAGGGGCGATGATCGGATTGGAGCCAAACATCGGATTCTGCGCGAAGGACAGGTGAGCGGCGATGTGCGCAAGATGATCCTGACGCGGGTAGGCTACAGCGATCCTGCCCATAGCCATCGCAGAGTTCTCATCAGCAGCATGCATCTCAATCGGCTTGCTGTATTCCGGCATCAGTTCCTGAATGTTCGGGATTTTCATCTGACGCAAGGCTCTTGCAATAGCCGCCCGCTTGCTCATGACGTCCGGATTCTTCTCAGCCAGCGCAAGCACAGCCTGCGTCTGGGCCATCCGTTGCGTCTCGCTGAAGATGTGCGGATCAGATACCGGCAGGATGTCCGTGTTGCGCTTGAAGTCATCCTTGCTGATCGGCAGATCAATCACAACGTCGCCGCGCTTCTGCTCATCCAGATACCAGCGGTTGATACGCTGCAGGATCATCAGCAGGCGACGCTGCGAGTTATGCATGCGGGCATGGATGCTGGAGAATACAGCCGCACCCTGCTCGATCAGCGCCTGCGTCGTGCCTACCGGCGCATTGCTGTTGATGTCGGCAATCTTCTCTTCAGCCGTGGTCACAACACCCTTTGCCGCACTCGACAGCCAGCCAAGCAGTTGGAACAGCACAGGGCTTGGTGCATTGAACGGGAACGGCATCGCAATCTTACGGATGTCGTCTACCCCCGGAGCGCCCTCAATCTCCGCGACCTGAGTGACCTCGACCTGCTGGGACTGTCCGGAGATTTTGGCTCCCTTGAGCTTGAGCATAGTGGCCGCATTGTTAATGTGCGCACTATCAAGCAAAGCACGAAGAGCGCCAGTAAGAGCAGCAGACATACCACCAATAAGGTGGGGCAGGCCAATCGCATACGCACCTCGCCACGGAATGAATTTATACTCTACGATCCAGTCCATCTTCTGCATCGTCGTATCTTCTTCTTCCCAATTGCGATACAGGCCAAGAGTGCTGTTGTCGGCCTCATCAAGCATCAGGATATATGGAGCAGACTCACCCTTCGTCTTCGGGTCATCCTCAAGCTCCAGCCATGTGTAGATGTGATACACACGACGCGGCACATCGTCTGCGTCTTGGAACTTCTTGCCTTCAATCTTCTCGTTCGCCTTGGCTGCTGCAGTCTGCTCCGGCTCCATCGTTGACTTGATGTAGCTGGAATCGATATACAGGCCACGCGCTACACGGTTCTTGAACTCCCACTCCGAGATGTCCTGCTGCTCGGTCACGCGCTGGGCGGTGTAGAAGTTCGCCGCCGTGTAGGGCAGAAGGATGTTGTCAATCGGAATGAACTCAGCGACCGGACGCTTCTTCTGGTCGTCCCAATAAAGCTTCAGGAACTGACTACCACCCAGCGGCAACTGCGTCAGCAACTGCTCCTGCTCGTCACGGAACTCCTCGATCTGGTCGGTCAACTGCCAGTTCATGTAGTCGCGCTTGCGGCTGGCAATCTCTTCCTTCTCGTCGTTAGTCTCACCGACGATGTTGATCCTTGTCGGACCCTCAGGCGGGAACATCTCCTTCGAAGCGCGGGCAGCGAAGTCGATGCAAGCCTCGGCCATGATCGGATGCACAACCTTCGAAGCGCCGGAGAATGAAGCGCCACCGGGGGCATCATTGCCCATACCAGTCCTACGCAAGCCTTCCTCGTATTTCTTGTCGCGCTCTTCCCTTGCGTCGCGGTCCTTGTCGATCAGGTCGAAGTAGCGGATGGCGATCTTGTCCAGATCGAATGCGTCAACCTTCTCGGCCAGATTGGCATAGAAGTCGTCGCCGTCATCCTCGGCCTCATCCTCACCTACCGTGACGACTACAGAGCCATCAGCAAGCTCCTCAAGCTCTTGCTCGCCATCCTCGACCTCGACCTCGACGTCGATGTCATCAGGCAGATCGCTTATCCCTTCAATGAACCGGTTAAATTCAGGATCAATGGGCATCTCAGCCATATTTGCGCTTCCTCTGTTTATTCAGTGTGGCGAGTCGCATGGCGTCCATGCTGACCGGCTTGCGGACAACGCCGCCCTTCCTGTATTGCTCTGGCTCCTCTTCGGTCGCCATCATACCCGCACCTACCGCACCAGCGACAGGAGCAAGTTGATACAGCGGCTGGCCCTGCGTCGTGATGCTCTCCCGCATCTCCGGCGTGATGTCGAACGAGTGATACGGGACGTTGCTCATCTGGTCGGCTGCGGCCTGAGCCTCTTCCATCGTCGGATACTTGGCCACAGTCCCACCGCCCGGACGGATAACGGCAAATCCTTCACCGCGATTTTCCCTCACAACCTCAAAATCACGCAGCTTCAGCGGATGCTGACCAACCTCGATGCCGTATTGATTCTTGATGTATGACGGCAGCATCTTGTCATAAAAGCCCTGCATCCCCTCAAGCAAGTCTTCTTTTCCGTATCGCATCGTTTGCTCAGAACCCGGCGTGATGATCACTCGGTCGTAACCGCCCTTAACCGCGTCATCCATCAGACGCTTCATCACAAGCTCATGCCAGTTCTTTTTGAAAGGCGCGTCAGGGACGCCGCCATGCGTTTTTGGCATAGACTCTTGATTTGTAAGCCGGTTATATTCTTCCGCTTCTTCTGGAGACAACTTGCCTTCGGCCTTTAACTTCGCATCCAGATCATTTAATCGATTCAGGTTAATGTAACCTTCTTTTCTTCCGCGCTGGTGCCAGTCGGATTGAATCTCATCAATCAACATGATCTTCTCGCCGTTCTGGCCAGTCATATCTTGAACGCGGGCATGAGCTAGAAGATTCTTGCCTTCACCGCCGAAATGTTTTGAAGAAAACGTCTTGCTCTTGTCGGCGTCTTTTGAAGCAGTGCTTGCGCTATCAATTCCATAATTGATCAGCGCCTGCTCTGGCGTAGAAACAGGAGCGCCGCTTCTTTGAGATACCCAATTCCCATCTGGACCAATCACCTTGTATTTGGCTTGATGTGTGAATCTGTCATACTCGAAATCACCTACCGTGTAGCCCTCCTGTTGAAGCTCAGCAAGCGTCTTCGGCCTCACCGGCTTAGCTTTAGGCTCCGGCAAATGGAACAGCACCTCACGGTAGTTCTCGCCGCCCGGAGTCCTGTAATCACCCCATTCTTCCGCACCATAAAATACACCCGGCTCTCCCGGCTCTCTCTGTAATTCGTCCACTTCAAAATATGTATTGCCCTTCACCTGCGGCGGCGGGTTCTCATCGGCAAGCTTCTGAAGGTCGGCACCTGATACTTTGCCCTTCCCCTTCAATGCGACATCAAGCCCTCGATCCTTCACCTCTGCAGGCTTCACGCCCTTCGTCTTCAGGATCATCGCCAGATACTGATCACCAGTTCCCTTCGGCTGCTTCTCCGTGATCTCTGTGATTGCCTTATCGACGGCTGAATAGAACGGGCGCTGCATGGCACTCTCCGCAGCCTTTGGTGCCATCTTCTTGATTGCAGAAAGGCCGGGGCGGACCAATAAGCTGCTCATAGCTTGCGCTCCTCGACAACCAAGTCATCTGCGGTGATCTGACCGCCTTCTGCCATGAGCTTGACCTGACCGCCTTTTTTGTATCCGGCATCCTCAAGTCGCTGCAAAGTCTCCCTATCAATTTCTTGGGTAACTTTGTTTCTATCCCAATCCATCACTCCGGGCTTTCTGCCCTTTGCTTTCTCAATGCGACTTACAAAGTCATGCATCAAAAGTTCTCTAGGAGTCATCTCGTAATGAACTCCAACATCCGCACCATGAATCATTTCCGGAAATGCCCGATGCAAGTCAGGGCGGAATGAAGTATCGCCTGATATTTGGAATGCTCTTGGACCAACCGATCCAGTTGGTGCGTCAGCAAGCATAGGCTCAGTTGATTTAGAGATTATTTTGTCGTAATCAATAATCCGTCCCTTCTTACCGCCGACACCTTCGCCACCCAAAACTTCAGCGATAGCGGCCCTTCTTGTAAATGTATTGCCCTCATTAAATAGATTCGATGTCGATACATCAAAGCCTTCATCAAACAAAGGCAGTCCAGCATCATCCATGTAAAACTTTTGGTTTGTCAGTCGCTCATTGTATGCATCACGCAACTCAGGAGTCAGCCTGCCCTCTTTTACAGCCCTATTGAATGCCTTGCGTATGTCGTCGTAAACAACTTGATTGGATCGGTGCATTTGCGCAGAACCAATCTGAGGAGTGAATATCACGCCCGGAAACTCTTTCTGCAAATTGATCATCTTCGAAGCTGCCGCCTTACCTTTATTTGCCCACACGACATTTTCATAAGCTGGGTCAACGGTAGATAACCAAGGGAAAAGCGGGCCACCCTTCTTTGATCCGGGGCCGGGTATTGCAACCATCCTGTCGGCGGGCGCAGTCAAGGCAATCCTTTCGCCAAGGAACTGCTCAAAAGCTTTGGATGCCTTTTTAGGCTCAGGAAGTATCTTGGGTATTGTGCTTCTTACATCCGCCTTATCAGCAGGCTTTGCAACAGACTTGATGCCCTCCCTAATAAGACCGCTTCTACCGCCACCTGCCATGCCACCTACAGCAAGCCTCATCGCGTCGATGGAGACTTGCCCACCTTTCTTGTAATTCTTCATGGCGCGGACCAAATCTTCATGAGTTGTTTTTGATCCGCCAGCCTTATCCCATACAGCATGGTGCATCAAATGTTGATAAAAAGGCTTCAGGGATTCATCTATATCAGCGTTCATCGCCTCTTGCCTTGCAATCAAACGATCAACAGATTCATTCGCGGCAACAGGCTTTCCACCAACAACTGGTCTAGTAAATTTTGCAAAATCAGGATGTGAGCTATATTTCCCCGTATGCAGCAAAACCTGCCTTGCATCAAGAGTCGGAAGATCGCCCCTTCCCAACATTGATCCGATAAAACCGCTTTTTGCAGGACCAATACCTTTTATATCCAGCATTAAATCTCTGTATTCAGGTATTGATGATGTTGCAAACTTATTCGCAATATCAGAATTTTCTGCTGCGTAATTTATACCCCATCTTAATCTTTCGGTAAGCGCATTCGACATTCCAAACGGACTAAATTGCTCTTTTAATTGCTTTAGCGCATTTTCGTCAATAATGCCTTGTTCCGCTTTATCCAAAAAACGCTGCCCAGTTTTTGATCCAAGCCATTCAGCAAAGGCACCTTCAGGACGAACATAATCTTGTTTAGGCAACTTCAAGCCAGCCTTGGTTGCCGTGCTATACGAACGACCCTCTCTGCCTATGCTTGATTGAGTAATTCCATACGCCTTTAAAAAATCCCTAACACTCAAATCTCCAGCATTTGCTTTTTTAAGTTGATCGGCCATTAAACCGCCGAATTCTCCCTGAATATATTCAGGAATTTCTGATATGCCTAATTCTTCTTGAACATCACCTAATGGACGCCATTTCCAGTTATTTATCTTTGATGATTTAGGGTCAATGTAATTATCAATATTTTTTGCGCCGCCTTTTGACTGCGGAACAACAGGCAGCGCCATTCCTGTGCGCATCATGTATTGCTCGGCAAGCTCTCCAGCCTTCGGGGCTATTGCTTTAGCACCCTTCATCGCGCCCTTCGCTCCAGTCCCAACTCCGAAGCCTCCGAACAATGTCCCAATCTCTGCGGCACGTTGACCGACTTCATCATCAGCAGCGAACGGAATACGCTTCAGCATCTCCTCGCTTGTCGGCAGCACATTCTCTTCGCTCACGCCCGGTATCAACATCCTGCCAATCGACTCGATGTCGCCGGGAAGCCCTGTGGTGCCAGCCGCCCAACCCCTAGCCAACTGAAGAGGGGAGATTGATACAGGCTTCTCCACCCTCTGCAAACGCTTGCTTCTGCGCAGCATGGCTTCGTTCGAAGTCGCCGCACCGCCTTCAGCCTTACGGACTGCGCCGCCGTTCTTAAAAGGGAAGTCTTTGTCGCTTCCGTATTTTGGCTTCTTCGCCAGCACCAGCGGTCCGATCTGAATGACTTCATCAGCGCCCAAAATCGGTGCCATCGTCTCGCGGTCGTAGAAGTATCCGTGACGCTCCGGATCGTAGCCAACCTGACGCCAGTCCTTATGCCTCAGATACTCCTGCGCACGCTTCACCGTTGACTCCTCGTCAAGCGGGTTCCATTCACCACGGATCACCGCGAACGGGGCCTTCGCCGTGTCGCCGGTCGCAACCTTCAGTGCTTTATCGGCTGAAGGGATCATCTCAGCATTCTTCACCGCAGAAGTCGATCCATAAACGGTCGGCGCATTCTTACGATGGATGGAGTTCACCCACACGCCATGCTGGCTGTATGAAGGAATATCCAAACGAAGATCGGCTCGCTCTCCGGCACCGATTTCGGCGGACTTCCCGAATTGCCCCTTCTTGTTCGAAGTCAATGCAGCAATAGCCTCTTCAGCGGTCGCAGGCTTCGGAACAAAGTCATATGGCGTTACGGGCTTCACACGGTTCACAAGCTCCGCATACTGCTCTCGCGTTAGCTTGCCCTCCCTCAACAGATTCGCAGCCTCGGTCAATGCGGGGATGCGCTTCGTTACATCCTTGAAATTCATATCAATGCGGCTGACCTCAGGCTTCTTGGCCTTCGCAGCCAACTCAGCGGCCATGTCGGCAACAGACTTGGCTATTCCGACCTTACCCATCCTCACTGCGCCGCCCTTCTGGTAGACGTCAGGCAACTCAATAGCCGGTCGAATGATCGCGCCCTCAGGGGTTAAATCATTCTCAGGCGTCACCATCCGGCCATGCTTCTCAAGCTCTTCCCTCATGGCGTCAATGTATTCATCACGATACCTGCGCGGGAAGTCTTCCCTCAGACCTGATCTCGGAAGGAACTGCACAAGACCAGCCTGCTCACCAGCAGCATCAAGCGCCCTGTTTCTATGCCGACCTTCATGTCCGGTGATAACAAGGCTTGATTTGCCTTTCTTTCCCTGCAGCTTGTTGACGTCAAGGAATGGGACGTCGCTAAATTTTTGCTTTGCCAGATATTGAAGATATTGCTCTTCAGTGCCGCCCTCCGGGAATCCTTCGGGCTTGCCAAAGAAAAACCTCTTCGCCTCTTTAGGCTGATAATCCAGAGGCTTTGCGTAACGCTCAAAGTCGCCGGGGCGCATCGTCATGATCCCCTTGGCGTTATCCCCACGGAACAATTGATCCAGCGCATCCTTCTGATACAGCCGCTCAAGGTTAGGCACCTCATCGGCTGCGCGTTCAAGGCGCTTCGCCTCATATGATCCGCGAGACTGCTTGATCTCCTTGATCATGTCAGCGATGGACTTGCTGAGAATCTTCCCCTTACTCATGCTCACACCGCATATGGATTCTGCCTTGTGTCGTGACCAATCTCTTTGAGGTAGTCGGCGTATTCTTCTGAGTCATCTTCCCTTGGCGGTGGGTCAATCTCCAAGAATCCCTGATCCTTGAGATATCGCAATGCCTGTGTTGCGCTGTCAACGTAGTCGTCATGCGTCGAGTCCGGAAATGAACATATCTGGCTCAGGAAACCTTCACACCAGTCTCGCACATATCCCTTCCTCTGGCTACTTTCAGGAAGCCATACGCGCCCAGCGACGAAGATCGACGCCGTGATCTGCAGCCTCTGCATCTTGTCTGCGCGTCCGGGGTTCCAGCCCATCACCGGCAAATGCGCCTTCCTCAGTTCCTGTATCAAGGAAAGCCCTGCCGCCTTCTCTTCGATCAGGATCATGTCGGGTCGCTTAGCATCCTTCCCTTCACCATATACGCAACGGAACTCATCGATGGCCTTCTGCTTCAGGCCGGGGAACTCCAGATGCTCAGCCCAGCAGTCGATCAGCAGGACGCTCCACGGTCCGTCCTGAGGCTTGAATACGCCCCATGTCGTGTTCGCTGTGGGATCGTTGTGCTGCTTCTCGGTGTAGGCGCAGTCGTAGGACTGGATAATGTATTCGAAGCGAGGGAAGGGCTTCCCATGAGGCCAGAGCTTGAACATATCGCGGTTGACCACCTTCCCTTCTTCAAGGTCGATAATCTCCGCATAAATCTCCTGCCGCCCTAGCTTCGTCCCCTCATACTGCAGAATCTGACGCTTGAAGTTATCCGCCAGATTGTCGAGGTTCGCGTAGGTCGAGGCCGTGGTCATCACCACATCGTCGCCCTCGCGCTCGGTCAACTCGATGATCACATCCTTCGGTTGGGGCGTCGTCGTGATCAGGATGCGCGTCTTCGTCCCCAATCGGACGCTGAACTGAATCTGGTCCCATGCCTCGCGCAGATACTCCCATGCAGCCAACTCGTCGCACCAGCCACCGTGGAACTGTGGACCGCGAAACCGTGAAGGCTCGGACGCCGGTATCCCTTTGATCAGGCTACCGTTGAACAGCATTAGCTCATGCAGCGCCTTGTTGTAGTCCTTTATCAGTTCCTGAGGGATCACGGACAGCAGTCCTGAGTCGCCCTCAAAGCAGGTGGACCGGACGTCCGAGGATGTCGGCGCACTGACCAGCCAACGGGTGCCGGGGTTACACCATGCCCACCAGCCAAGCTGCTCTGCCGCCGTCCTTGTCTTACCTGCTCCTCGGCCCGCCAACATCATCCAGATCGACCACCATTCGCCTTCCGGCACGATCTGGTGTTGGTGGGCCTTCGCCAGCCAGCCAAGTCTCCAGCTTGATGCTATGCGATCCGTGACGGACATCTCACGGAATGCTGCCTGCGTCTCAGGCTTGGCTAGGACCTTGGCTACGTCCATCAGGACTTCTTGCGTCTTGCCGCCTCAAGCGCCTCGATCACGCCGTCGAACATCTCCTTGGCCTTCAGTTCAGTCTCTAGCCGGAGCGGGTTCTCCTTGTCGCCTGACAGCTTCAGGGCATCCCCATACTTCTTCGGATTGAACTTCGCCAGCAGCTTCAGGCGCGTCTCTACCTGCAGTTTGCGGTGGCCCAGCATGTCCACCTTCTTGATGGTCACACGCTTCACGCCATCTTCATCTTCAGTCTCAGTTACCTCCTCCCCATACATCGGAGTGTCGGCAATCCTGAAGCAGTCTTCAGCTATTGCGTCCCAGCCTAAGTCTCTGGAGTTCGCGATGGCTGCGGTAAGGTCCTCATCCTGATACATCCAATCGTAGACAGTCCTCCATGCTGGCATGCCCGGTTGTCTACAGATTTCACGTAGTGGAATGCCCTCGGATAGCTGCTCACAGATTGATTCTGCCTTTATGGGATCGTAGGTAGAGGGTCTACCTGTAGGCTTTACCGGCGCGGTGCCTTGGTCTTTCTTTGCGCGGGAGGGTTTCTTTGGCCGCTCCCGCTTTTCAGCGTCTTGCTTTGCCATGATTGCTTCCTTGATCGAATGATTGGGTGATTATACCACCCTCACATTTTAGCCACACATTCGACTATGGCGCGGTTGAGGTCGGGCGATGTCGCGCTGTAAATCGTATTCATTATCCGAATAGATGCCCCACAATGATCATGCCTACCTTGGTCTATGCAGATATTAAATCGCTTCACCAGCGCCATTGCTTGCGCGTCATCGTGGAGGGGGTCGTAAACTGTGTGGCCGCTCCTATCGTTAATCGCAAGGATTGAACAATGGCTTACCTTGTAGGCAACTGATTTCGTCGCCAATCCATCTGGCTTCATGCCCATCTTTTCAGCGCATCGTTTAGTCATCTCCAAATCAGTCATGGCTTCTCTCCGGTTTCTTGCGCACATACCTTATCGTCAAAAGCCCCCGGAATAGCAACCCTTGTGCGGATCACTAGGGCGGTATCTCCGGTGCGCTTTTCATTGGCCTGAACCATCTCGATCCGGTTAGAAAGCCTCCAATAGAGTATCGGGCGGTCTTTGCCGGTGTCCTTGCGAGCTTGGTCAAGAGTCATTGCGATCAACTGACATGCCCCAGCGATCCGACCTTTGCGCTCCTGCTCTGGGAAGTGTGTAAGGTCCAAGCCAATCAACGGGACGCGCTCTATGATGGAATGATAAGCCAGCATTCTTCCTTCGTGCGGCGCGTTCGGGGCCTGTGCGCCTTGGATGCATTCGAAGTTATATGTCACCCACTCGATCAGGCTTTTGACATCATCGATTGCTTTAATTTCACGACCCATTTTTCTTCCCCTTTTCGTTCATCCATTCAAGCATCTTGTGGCTGTCCGGATCATGCAGCGAACGCATCCAAAGCATGTGCCGTATTTTACCATTAAGTCGTTGATCCACATCGTTAAAGAAGGAAATAAATTCCTTGCCTGTTGTCAGAGTTCCGCCTATCCAACCAAGCATTCCGCAGATCAATCCTGCAGCCAGAATGAACCATTCGATATCCATCAGAGTTCTCCTCCAGCGTTAAGCATGCCACGGACATCAGCAGCCTCTACACGCTTCACCTTGTTTCGCTTCAGAAACTCGCAATACTCAAACGACCAGCGAATTTCCCCAGACATCACCTGACGGTATACGCCCTCAGGGAAAAGCAGCGGCGAGTTTACGAATACGGTTTCCATCATTCCCCCTTGGCTTTCTTGATTGCGGCTTTGGCTGTCTTCCAATACTTGTCAATAGCAGAACCTTTGGCGTAATCGACAATTCCATTCTTCAAATCTCTGTCATTTACCTCCACCAGCGCCTCAAGCGCCCCTAACAGTTCCGGTGCAGCGGCAATCAAGCGGGCGTTTGCTTCCATCGGCTTAAAATAACCGCTATCTGTGAATAACATGGTCTGTCCGTTAGCCGCCTCGACAGACATTATTTCCGTGTCATCAGCGTCGCCGGTATATTTGCTTGATCGAACTATCCGCCACGGTCCCGGTGTGTGTTTATCTTCCATCACAGTTGCTCCACAGCAATGTCAGATACCCTGCCAATCCTTTCGTCTGACCTCAATCGATTCATATATGAGTCCAGAGCATCCTCAGATACGCGAAACTTGCCAACAGTGTTGCCGTGAATTTCGTGGTCAAAAGAAAACGTGATTTCATATGTATTCATGATCATCTCCAAGTTGATTTCCAGAGGAAGGGGCCGAAGCCCCATGTCGTTTTTAGAAGTTGTAGTCGTAAAACTTGACCGGCTCGTCGCTCAGAGCAAACCTGCGACCATGCGCATCCTTCCAACCTTTCTTGCCAAGACGGATGCGGATCACGCGGTTCTCTGGATTACTGGTGATAAACCACTTCTGATCACTCTGGTTGCTGCAGTGGGCGCTGAAACCTCCGGGAATAAACTCCAGCTTCACGCTGTCGTCCCGCTTGGCATCCATCTCTCTAATCTCGATGGTCTTCTCGCTAATCACGCGAACCACTTCGTAAGGGTCAACGTCGCTCCAGCCAATATGATTTGCGTAGTTCATCTCTCTTCTCCTATTGGGGGCCGTAGCCCCCGTCTGATTTATTAGTAAGGGATTTCGTCTTCGGAAGGGACGCCGGGGAGATAAGCGCCGTCATCTTCATCAAAATCTTCATCCTCAGGATGACGGACTTCTGGACCTTCGTAAAACGGATTACGTTCCCAAGTATCAAAGGGGCTGAGAATCCAAGCGCAATCACGGTTATCACGGCCATGCTCTTGCGCGTATTCTTGAACGGCTTCTTGAAGGTAGCTCATCTCTCTTCTCCTCTATTCATCTCACTGCACATGCAGTGATTGAGATAATACGCCTTTCCGTATGCATGTCAACATTATTTTCTTGACCTAGGTCAAGTTTCTGAAAATTAGGCAACTTCCAGCATCTTCGGGCGCTGGATCGTGGTTTGGCATACCCCGTCCCGCATGTCGTGGGCCTTGACCGTAGCCTTCAGCATGACAGCCTCGCCCTGCTGGCCGATGTCGGACAGGCCCTTGTAGACCAGCACGTTACCGGCCTCGTCCCGCAGCAGGGTGATGTAGTTGACGCCGTAGCCGTAGTCCGGGAGGACGATGATCCGCTCGACCTTCACCATCGTTGTGATCTTGTCGCCTACATTGCCCACAAAGGCGCTGGTTGCATTCGCCGCCCGCTTGGCTATCTCGCCCTCAACCAGCCCGATCTGACGCGCTGTAGGGGCCATAAGGCGGCGCAGGAAGTCTTTGCAGAATGCGACCCAGAACTCGCCGTCCAGACTTTCCAGCTTGCGCAGGAACTCGGCGTTCTCTGCGCGGAAGGCAACCAGCTTGGCGGCGCGTTCAACTTCTGCTTTCTCAAAGGCGATCCGGCTGGCCTCGGCCTTGCGGGCGGCGCGAGTCTCGGCAGCCTTGTTGATCTGCGCCAGCTTCTCAGCCGTGTAGAGCTTTGCCTCGACATGGCGACGGACGCCAGTGTTGCCGCAGGTCCAGCATTCAAAGCCGGTGTGGCTGTAGGGTCTACCGTTGTTTGTCCCCATAATCCACAGGCGCTGTCCGTTGATCACATGGCAACGGTCGCAAGTGATTGCCTTGGTGTAGGTCAGACGACCTTTCTCGTCCGTGTTGACGGTGCCGGTGAACTCTTGGCCTTCGCGGGTGAACAGTTTCATCTCTTTTCCTCTCACATCGGTTGAATGTGAGCCAATTATACGCCTTGCCGTATGTCTGTCAACACCCTATTTTTTGAAAGTGCCTTCATTGATTTATAAGGCTTTTTTGGCATTTAATTACGCAATTTTGCGTAATTAATTTCAAATTCATACGGAAAGGCGCACAGGTTTTAAATTGGCGGAGAAAGCTGGTTTAACTCCGTGAACACAGGAATCATAACTGCCTCTTTTTTAGGCAGTATCTTGACCTTTTGGAAGTTTTTTAAAACCTTGGGCCGGTTAGCCATTAACTTCACATACTGCAGATGATTCCATCGAAATACTCTGCGCTGCGACTCGTCAATCGTGACGTTGAAGTAGCCTGTGTCGCCTTGACCTTCCATCGCATCGAGCAGCTTGGACCTAAAGTGATCCGGATGCATGTCGAGCAGCGCCATGTATAGATCGAAGGTCTTGTTGTCTCCGAACAGGAACTCAATCGCATCAAGAGCAACCTCTGATTGATTCTTGCCACCGAACTCTTCCAGCTTCATCTTTGACTCACGATCTACCGGGGGGAGGCATGCGTCGCGGATAGCCTGAAGGATCACTGATGCAAATAGTCGTGTGCAGGCGCGATTCTGTGCGTTCTCATCCATGATTATCTCCAGATGTATTCTTTAGGTGGTGCGACCTCAGTCTTGTGGCCGCATACGTCGCACTTGTTGTGTGACCACTTCATGTCTATCCAGCTAAAAATCTTTCCGCCAAGCTTACCGGCGCATGACACGCAGACAAACTCGTTCTCCATCGGAGGCTTTACTTCTCGCGCTTCTTTTTCGTAGTAAGACTTCATGAATAATTTCATAACTTCAACTCCTTTTATCGGCCAAGGGACATATTCATTTCAACCATTGTTTTTCTCCTTCAGTTTTTCTTGAACAATTCGCACATCTCTAGCACAACAGCCAAGGGACATTCCATCCAGTAATTCATCAATCTCTTCA